TGAATGCAACAAGGTTATTTTGATTTTTAGGATCAACGCCAAGTATGCCATTCTCGAATGTTAATTCTGTTTGAGCATTCTTTATCGCTTCACTTGCACGTTTAACTCCTTCATCTAAGGCATTGTATTTAATTTTCCCATCTTCATTTACAATGCCACTCATTGCCTTCTGTACGGTTTGAAAAAGTGTCCCACCAAAAGATTTTTTATAGTTAGCTAGTGTAACCCTGCATGCAATTGGCTCTAACTTCGCATTAAATACTTCCTCAATCTCCATAATTCTGGTTTCAATATCAATATTCATTGGCTCATAAATTAAAAGAACCCGATCCCCTTCATTCGGAACATTGTAAGGGTATCCGGCTTTTCTCAAATCTATAAAGTCAATTGTCATACTGACAACTGGCGTGTCCTGTAGGTTTTCTTTTAATGCCTTATCTAACCCTTCTATAGTTGTATATCGTTCATCATCTATTGAATCAGCTTCATTTAGCCCGAATTTATGTACATTCGGACTGGTGTATTCTCTCTCTAATCCGTCTTTACCATATCCACGAATATAAGTTGCAAGGGGTTTTGTATCAATATCACGCTCGAATGTTTTGATATTATAATTGTATCGAAATTGAAAATCTGTATCTTCCCCTATTTTTTCTTTAAAACTCGCGAGGTTTCCACGCACGGATATTTCTGCCTTATAGCGTTCTAATATCTTTTTTAGTAACGCCAATCGATTTTCTTTTCCAAACTCTTGAAAGTCTTCCGCATAAAACTGATCAATAATTGCTGTTTGATAACCAGTTCCTTCGAATACAAAATCTACCGCATCACGAAACGTCATGCTGCCATTGTGAACTGCATACTTTTGTTTATTCAGCATATTTACGTAAAATTCATGATTGCATTCAACTCTTTTGTAAAACTTACTTTCTATAGTTCTCTCCGTTAAATGCTTTACAATATAAACTTCACCATCAAATTCAATTTTGCTTTCTTCTTGTACCAACGGAAAAGAATTTGTATTTTCTTCTGTAGGATATAATATAAAACTGATTCCTTTTTCCCCATTCACCCTACGAACTCTAGTGATAGTTGGAAACCCTGTTAGTATCTCTGTATTTCCTGCTATATCAGTTACTGTAACTACTTCCAACATTACACCCCCTTTCTATAAGTATTGGAAACGAAAATCGAATGAAATAGAAAAGACGCCTTTAGCGCCTGTAACTTCGAAATCGTTAATTCCTTCTTTCAAAGATATTGCCTTTTTATTTGTATCTCGAACAATGGACAAGCTGTTTTTCGTACTTCTCACTTGATCTATCACAATTGTATCTTTATCCGTTGTTATGCCCGTATAACTCCATTCTTCTTTCGTTGTTTTGTTTTTAATCTTGAGGTTTTCAGAAGCACCTTTAAAGGTAATGCGTAAAGGCATTTGCCTTGGATCAATTTCTACATGCCCTTTATTATCAATAGAGAAGGTAGCTGTTGTTTTTGTATACTCTGTTTGCATCTTTTCTAACGTCGATTGTACGGACTCAGCAAAAGCATTCGCTGACTTATACTGAATTTCTATAAGGCTGTAGTTTCCGTTCGCCTGTGGTTCTACTTCATACTTACTTGACACTCGTACTTTCCAACGCTTTTCAGGCTCTCTATTTGAAACAATATAAAACGGAGATTGCGAAGCAAAAAGACGGAACATAAAATTACGAACTTTATAAAAGTCATCTATCCCATGTGGTTCTGCGAGAAATAAAGATTTAATATCATCCCTTGAATTAAAACTTCCACCTAAATCAATTTCTCCATGTCTCCCATCTAACTTTTCGTATCCAGTGTTATAGAAAGGAGAATTAGGAAGAAAGTTTAAAACAGTAAGTTTGTCATTAGATGAAATAACAAACTTAGAACCATCTTCCTGAATAATTGTAAGAGTTTGATTCGTCATCGTCTCACCCCTGCATTGTATAAATCTGTCTCGAATTTCTGTCCTTGCAATAGCTCCAATGGAGATATTAATAATTCTGCAAGAACCATTCTATCTATTACAATTTGTAATGGTCTTTGTTGTGCAAGGTCTCTGTTACTATATGGCATATATTGTCCCTTATCTGGATTATCATTGTCTGGTCGATACTGTATAACATTAGGATTATCAGATAACACTTCTCTCCATCTAGAAAGATTACCGACATCATAAATTGAAAGTCCTTCAAAACGTTCCATTTGACGTCCGATTTCTCTAACCATATCACGCATACTTTCAGGGATATGTGTTATCCAATCGTTTTGCCAATCTCCATCAACAAAGATTGCATTGAAATATTTCGTTAGTGGATCATCACCTTGAAAACTAAATATTTCTTCTGGTTTTATAGAACGAATACCATCAATTGCCTCTGTAACAGAACCTTGCAAGGCATCTCGTACTACAGAATATTGACTCTTAATACCGGCTGCAAGTCCTTGCGCCATTTGAACACCTGCAAATGCTAAATTATTGGATTTTAGCGTATTTACAAGAGACTTATAAGCATTCGTCCCAAGAGTGCGGCTTTCATTCTCTGCCATATAAGATGTTTTTTGAATACCCAGCGCAAAACCTTCACTAAAAGGTTTACCGCCCTGATCACGTGTTAATCTTGATGGAGAGTTCATATTAAGTGTAGCCTTTAAAGCATCGAATGCACCTCGTGCTAAACTAGCTGCTACATTTTGTACATTCCATTTACCATTAGAAATACCTGAAGCAAATCCACTAGAAAATGCTTCACCGGGACTGATCGAACTAACACTTTTCAGACCAGAATTACCACTTTCCGCTACATTAGAACCACTCGATCTCGCTTGCCCCTTTGTATCTTCCATACCTTGAGCAAACTGACTACCACCTTTTTGACCGTGCGGTGTACCATTAACGTTATTAAAGCCAGCATGCGCTGAAGTTACAGCTTCAAGAGCGCTTCCTCGGATATGACCATTTTGATTAACGATACCACTAGCAAAACCTTGACCACCTTGATTACCTGCTGGACTTCCATTAATCGTGTTAAAAGCGCCATGAGCACTAGCAACTACTTGCAAAGCACTTCCTCTAATATAGCCATCTTGATTTATTATCCCTTGTCCTAATTCACTACCGCTCTTATTCCCTCCACCGCCATCGGTTGTACTTCCCATAATACCTTCCACAGCTTGTTTTTTCCCTGTTGCTGCATTTTCAGGAGCTGTATTACTAGCAATTCCATTTGCGGTTGTTTGTGAGATATTTGAACCTTGTTGAGTTGTATCAATATTTGTTTTTTGCACAACCATTTGTCTAATGACTTCAAGCGCTGTATCTATGTTAATTTGTCCGTTTTGCAACCCTTGTGCAAGAGAACTAGCTGTAAACTGTCCATTAGGACCTAAATCATATTTTGTTTGATCGTCCAGTGTTATTCCTAACTTGTTAAATACATCTTGTACACCGATGAATCCCATTTCCATGCCTGTTTTTAAAGTAGACATGATTTTTGTTCCATCTTGGGATAAATCCGTTGCTGTTAATTTAGATAAATGTTGTTGAAAAAAAATAAACACAGCGTCAATACCAACTGTGCCTTCTTTCAAACCATTTACAAATTGTGTTGATGTCATTTTGCCAAGTGGTCCTAAATCAATTTCTAAATTTTTTTAAGATCAAGATTTAATTTTGTAGCAATATCTGTAACGTTCATTTGCTTTAATCCATCGGCAAATGTATTCATTACCTTAATACCTTCTGTAGTTAAAGGTTCTTTCCCCATTTCTAAACGCATTGTATTTATTAGAGCAATTGCTACATCATTTACTTTGTACTTCCCAGATTTAATTCCTTCAACGAATTCTTCTACTGCAACCCGACCCTGATCCCCTAAATCAATTGCTTTGCTTCCATCTTCGAAGGTAACGGCAATATCATTCGCAACTTCTACTGCCTTTTCACGAGTTGATTGGAAAAGGCTATCATAAACAGTATTAGAATTGGCAATTAGTGCTTCGCCATATCTTTTTACCTCATCAGCACTTTTCTTACGTAAATCAGACTCTTTTGCCGCCCTATCTTGAAGTCTTTTAAATAAATTTTCATTCGTACTCTCAATTCTTTCCGAATTCTTTACGTATTCGCCAAATCCTCGACCTTGTATTTTAATTTTTTCAGTTTCAGCCTTCGTAATACCCGTTGTTAAATCCATTTCAATTCCCTTAGATTTTAACACTTCTTGCGCTTGTTGAAGTTGTTGCTTATATCCTTCTGTTATTAAAATAGACTGATCAGAGTATTTTTTATTAATTTGTGCAATCGCAATCTCTTGCCCTTTAGTATCCGCTATTTTACTTTTTGCAAATTCTATTTCTTTCTGCCTTGCCTTATCTAACTCGTTCGTCAATTTTTTATATTCAGAACCTAAATCTTTTACTTTGCCTTGAATTGTTTCAACAGAAGTATTGCTGTTGAAGTTATCCATTGCTTTACCTATTTTTTGAATCTCATCTACGCTTTTTGAAGCTGCTTTTCCTACTTCACTATCGATAGCTTTTAAAGCTGTCAGAAAAACAGACTTATCAGCTGCAGTCATCTTATATATCTGTCCATTATATTGTGTGAGTAAGCTCTGAATTTTCTCATTCGCTTTGATAACTGCTTCTTCTTGCGCTTTGAATACTTCCATTTGGTCATTAAGAATTTTGTCTTTCGCTCTTAATACTGCTGAATCTGTTTCACCAGAGAACCAGCTATCTAAATGCACCTGAAGTTTCCCTCTATCTTTATTGATTGCTTGGATGGCTTCATCCGCTAACTTACCGAACTCATCATGAGCACGTTGTACGGCTTCTCTTGCTTTATCACCAGTAAGTACCGGAATTTCGTCTAACGTTTTAAAAGCTTTTTCTTTTAAATTTACGTATCCTTCAAGTGCTTTTTTTGTACCTTCACTTACACCCTCGCCGTATTTTCTGCTATCTTCTTCTGCTTGTTTCGCTTTTTTACCAGCTTCAGCAAAAGCAAATCCTAATGCTCCTAAGCCAATTACAACCCCACCAATTGTTGCAACAATCGGATTCGCTATAATTGCACCTACAGCAAAAGAAAGCATTCCAAGGGCACTTACTACCCCTAACACTGCTGGAGCTAATAATAATGATGTACCATATACTTTTTTTGTACTATCATCTAATCCGTTAAACCAATCTGCTACCCCTTTAATTGATTCTTTTAGTTCCGGTATAGCTTGTTTAGCAATATCTAGAATCACCTTACCAAGTGGTTCTAGTGCAATTTGTAATTCTCTAGTTACAGATTTCCATTGTTTTGCGCTCGTATCATAACCGTCAACCATTTTATTCATTGCACCACTATAGTTTCCTAAACCCGTTTCCATATTGTTTAGAGATAACATAGTAGTGGCTTCGAGATCTTCCCATTTCACGCCAAAAAGTGCCACGCCTAACTGATTTACTTTAATTTGATCATCAGTTGTTCGTAACTCATTTAAAACGGCATTGAAGACATCTTTTGAAGTAGCTTTCCCTTCTAACATTGCTTGCCAAACTTTTTGTGTTTCCTTACTCATTTGGCCCATCGCTTCTGTTGTGGACTTACTACCATCTTTAACACGGATACCAAACTCTTTCATTACATCATTTACATAGTCGAGATTATAAGCGCCATTTTTACTACCGTTAATCAGAATCGTAAACATTTCATCAGCACTAAAGCTCATTTCGTGGAATAAAGGACCATATTCACTCAAATTATCAAATAACTCATTTGAATAATTTAATCCTTTAGCCGATCCTTGTGCCAATAAATCGAATGCCTGTTGACCAGATAAACCGAAACGCCCCATTAATTGAGCTGCACCACGGGTAACCTCGTTTACATCAGACTCCATCGTTTCGGCTAAGATTTCACTGTCACGAGTTACTTGTTTTAATGTTTCATCATCATTAATATCTTTGATATTACGCTTTACTTTAACTAAAGAATCGCTGACACTAGCTAAATCCTCACCATATCCTTCACGCCATACTTCTTTTGCTACAGCACTAACTTTTAAGCTTTCTTCTCTCGTTAACCCTAAACCAGCTTGCACTTTTTTATTTGCTTCTTCAAATTGACCTGCATTTACTACTAATGCACCAATACCTGCCGCAACACCAACTGCGGCCGCTCCAAATCCTTGACTAACTCTTGAGCCAGTATCTTGCATTGTGTTTCCAACTTCGTTCATGCGTTCTCGCAATCTTCCAGAAACATTACCTAACTGTTCCATTCTTTCTTGTGTATCGCCTAATTCATTCCTATAACGATGTAATGCTGCTGAAGCGTTGTTAAAGGCTGTGTCATTCCGAGAAACTTGTGCTGTTAATCGTTGTAAAGATTGTGTACCCTGTTTATATTCTTGCTGTAATTGATTATATTGAGCTTGTAAATCTTTTGTTTCTTGCGCATTTTTGCCATATGCTTGTGTACTTTGCTGTATTTCTTGTTCCAATTGTTGCATTGATGTAGCTAATTGCTCACACTTTTGGCGCATTTCTTGTTGTTTTTGCTGTGAAGTCCTTAAAGCTTGCTCATAATGCTTCATTTTTTGCGTTTGCGCTTCAATCTTTTGATTTAAATGATTTGTCTTATTCTCCAGCTGATCCATCTCAGAGCCAACGCCACGTAACTGTTCTGAAGTATTTCTAAACTCTGCATCGATTCGTTTCAGACTTCGATTAATACCTGCAATCCCGTTTTCAAACTGATCAGTATCCAACCGGACACGACCACCAATTGTATTATTACCTAGTGCCATTCAATTCTCACCTACCTTTACAACCAAGCCGGCGCTTGATTTGCTGTTGTCACTCGATTAGCTTTTTGTCTTCTTGCTAAACAGGTAAAGTAAAACGCAATATCCATCTCATTGATTTGGTTTTGGGTCATTCCTGCATCCATTAATAAGTTATAAATATTGATTACGATGTCTTGATGCTTGACTGTGTTTCCTTCGGCTTCATTTCTAGTTGTTCCATCAACTTTTTTTTCGCATCTTCTACCGTTTCCATTACCTGTATTGCCTCATTTAAGCGGCCCATGATTGTTAAACAAATAGAATGAATTGTAAGACTTAGAAACCATACATGCGTACCATCAACGAACTCCTGTGCCGTAAATTGGTTGCCATACACACGCGCTACGAAATGATATGCTCCCTTTAT